ATACTTATTTTTAAAGTTTATATTGGATAGTATACACCAGCCATTACTATCCAATATAAACTTTAAAAATAAGTATGTCATTTTGTGACATAACCTTAGTTACTTTATAAATCTCATTATCATCTAACTTCCATGTTGTGTCTAGTTCTGCCATGTAACTATCGTATGGAATACTAGCAATACGTTTAATTTTAGGGTTTTCTTCTTTATCACGACCCCCCTCTTCTAAACTAGAAAAAACACATTTAGTATTGTAAGTTAAAGATTCATTAGTACCTGTATACTCATCAGTTAATGGATTATAAACTTTATTTCCAACGATGTCTTTAGTTAAAACACAATCATTACCAAATTGAGTAATTAAATCTAAACCAACAGCTCGCATACCTTCACTAAATGCACCCATACTAAGACCTTAAAAATGTAGCTTGTTTTAAGCTAGATGTATTTAGTGATGCCCCATAACTGTTAAGGCATTTCGTAACAGAACTTGGAAATGGATTCTTATTAAGACCTGTAATATGTCGTTGAGGATAACCATGAAAAAATGTTCTTTCAATATCTCCAACTTTTTCTTTTTGTACAAGCCCTGTATTAGGGTTCACCTCTTGTGAAATAAGGAAATCTAAGTCATTCATAGCAATTAAAGCACATGCTTTAGGAAGACAACTATCTTCAGCCGTGTAAGTAGTACTATCTAAGTAACCATATTCATTTGTTGTATCCGTAGAGACGGCGTTGATGATTCTATCTGTAGCTATTCTAAGATACACTTCTTTTACAACTTCATCAAGTTCTAACCATTTAGAACTATTAACTGAATATTTAGCTATGACAGCATCAGCATCTATCAATGAAATAAAAGAATCATAAGATTCTACTGGATAAAGTATCAAAGCCATTTTAGTTACTTTTTATTTTTAAGAGCGATGTACTCTTTTTCAGTAAGAGGTCTTCCAATTGGAGCACCATCTTTGTTTAGCTTTTCTTCAAGAATTGCTTCGACTTTTACGTCTTCTTCTACAATTTCAATCTCTTCAGTTTCTTTTCTAGGTCTAGCCATTGTATTCTCCTTATAAAATTTAATAAGCCTCTCCGTAGAGAGACCTATAAACTTTAATTAGTTTGTAATAAGGAATCCGAGTGGAACATTTTTACGTGGTACAATACGACTCCACGCACCAGCCGTTGCAAGTTCAGCTAAACTGAAGCTCTCAGCCGCAGGTGTTCCTGTTGCTTGGTAGCCAAACGGATGTAATGTCCATGTCTTACGCTCACCAATATACTCAACACCACCACCATTACCTTGGAGACCTTCACGTTTTGTTTCCATTGGAACTTCAGGAGAGCCTTCACCATAACCAAATGCACCATTTCCAAACAATACAGATGTATACTTAAATCCACTTGTTGTACCTGCACTTACAGTAAAGTTATCATCAACGATTACTCTTAAACCCATAAATGTAGGGATTGTCAAACTACCTTGACTATCAGGAATATAAACAACGTCTTCGTTTTTAACCATTTGAGCCATGACAGAAGAATGTACACCAATTGCGCCAATCATCTCAGCCGCATCACCCATTGTATAAACCGCTTCCGTAAATGCATCACGATTAAACTTAGTAGTTGATGTCTGAGACCCAAGTGCCTCTGCAGCAACATTGATAACCATATCACTTGAGTTACTAGCAATATTATCCGCTAAGATACCATTAGTAGAAGCGATAAGGCGTTTCTGCCATTGTCTCATCCAGTATGTACCAAATCTGTTTCTAACTTGTTGGTTAGCTGAACTACCAGATAGTTCAGAAGCCAAATCTGCGTTAGAATACCATTGGTTAAGCATAGCTTTACGACCAATTTGTTTACCAGCAGTAATCTTGTTAGGAATAGCCAATACAGCAGGGTCATCATTTGATAAGTTAGGTGCTACGGAACTATCAAGGTCATTCCAAAAAGGAATATTGAAAGTGTCGCCACCACCGTTTGTAAGTTGGTCAAGTAAAGCACTTCGTTGAACAACACCGCTTGTGAAAAATGCTGTTTTCTCAGGAGAGTTTACTGCATTATATGATAAATAAATTTCAGGGATGATAATATCCGTTAATCTAGTAGTAGCCATTTAGTTTCCTTTTTATGTTTTAGCCGCCAACGCTCTGTATTGGTCAGGGTCTTGTTTGAAAAGAGCTATTCTTTGTGCTTCATTGAGGTCGTTTAAACTTACAACTTTACCCCCAGCAGTTGCTCCACCACTTCCAGTACCAGCTTTACTTCGTTTCTTTTTAAACAAAAACGAAAGCTCATCAGAATCTTTAAGTTGATTATATCTATCTGCTAGAGAAACAGGACTACCATCTGAATTACGAATGGTTGTTCCATCTTTAGCTCTGAAAACAATTTCACCGTCTTCGTCAAATGATGCGCCTTGCCTAATTTCACCTAAAATGATGTCATAAGCTTTAGTGCCTTCACTATCCTCACGTGCGCCCAATTCATTTAAAGCCCGTTCAATTTTATAAGAATTAATCTTTTCTTTGTAACTTGCTTCAACTGCTTCTTTTTCAGTTTTAAGCATCTCGACCATTGTTGCTAGGTTCTTAATCTCGCCATCATTAGATTTATCACCCTTCAACTTAGAAAGTGCTTCATCCAAAGCTTCCTCACTTAGCTCTTTAATGCCCAACTTATTACGAACCAGTTGTGATTGTTCGTCACGCTTTTCGACAGCTCTCTTAATATCTTTTTCTAAGAATGATAACCTATCGACATTTTCCTTGTAAGATTTTTTGACGATTTCAACTGCGCCAATGACCTCACTATTATTGCTTTCAGAAGCAAACTTCTCTAACATTTCTAAAGACATATCCATATCCTTTACTTAAAGTTCTAATTGTTTCCACAATTATTGAGCGTAGTATAACATAAAGTTAAAAAAAGTTCTAATCTTTATTTTCTGTGTTACTATTTGTAGCACTAAGAGTGCGCTTGTCCATTGAGCTTATAGTCTCTGCAGGTGCCGTTTTAGCTTTTGGCAAAAACTTATCTTTTTCTATTCTTTTTATCTCATCTTTAACTGAGCCAATATCAATAAGTTCATTTTTAGACATACTATCAAGGAATGTTTCAATAGATATAGCACCACCTAAATATACTTCCCATAATAATCTTACACCATCACTACCGCCCATGATGGCATTGAAGTCTTTATTAATAAGTATCCTAGCATCAGGAGCAGTGTCTTCATTAGCAATGTCTGCTAACATCTTAAAGGCTTTATTTAGACCATACTCAAGCTCGTTAGCGATAACAACAACCCTATTTGCGGATTCTGATGACTCATAGTACATCTGAGTGGCTGTTTTTTCTACAGCGTTCTCTGAATTTGATGCTCTAATAATACCTGTAACAATATCTTCTTCAATAACGCTTAAATCTTCTTGTAGCTTATCAATAGAAGAACCTGTTAACTCTCTCCACTCAAAGTCACACTCTTCTTTTGACCCATTAAATACAAATCCTTCGTCAGCACCTATCACATAAATAGGTTTAGTTGGGTCATTGTCATTGTAACTATCAGGACTCCAAACAACAGGGATAGGTGTAGCACACATATCTAAATACTTATCTTTGATTGATGTTCTGTTTGTGTGTTTCAACGTAAGTTTTGCAATGTCATAAAGCACAGGAATGTCGTTTAGCTCAATGGCAACAACGGGAATGTACTCAAACTCTGTTTCTATGGTAGTGTATAGATAAGGTGTACCACCTTGCGCTTGTGTTCTATAGACATCAACGTTACCATCATCTTTAAAGACACGATACTGCTCAACCACGTCTGTACCAAACTCACCACTCTCAACAGACACATACTCTTTAATAACAAGCAGTGTGTACATATTATTAACATCTTTACGCCAGTTAATGACCTGATTACGCTTATAAGATACTAAATAAGGGTCTTCTTGACCATTAGTATCGCTGTCAATAGCTACAAATACTGAGCCATCAACAATAAGGTCGTTCGCAAGCTCTCTAGCAAACATATTTATCGACTTTTTCTTATCAATCTTAGTAGAAATCATGTTCAATCTATCATTGAACCCAATGATATCAACATGTTTTCTAAAAATCATACCCGTAAAGGCTTCTGTAGCTCTTTTTACGAAGTTTTTAAGTGTTAAGTTCGTCTGTCTATTCTCAACAGACCTCGTTGATTCTCTTTCAAGCTTGTACAAGTACTTCTTAACACTGTCTACACCGTCATACACATCTCGTGTAACCTGAACTTGTGTTGAATGAGCAATATAGTCTGGGTGAACAAAGCTTACATTATTAGCCTCACCGCTAAAAACACTAATTGTTGAGTCCATATTGTTGTCCTTATAAAATTATCTTGAGTATTGTATCATAAAACTATAATCTGAATCTACTAACCTTGCCTCTACCTCTACTGATACCAAAAAGACGGTATACAACGTAACCTAGTGCATCAGGCATATGGTCTACGTTGTTTGCTTTAATCGGTGCGCCCATCTTATCATATGCTTGTTCGTTTAAGTTGTCAGTTAGGTGTGGACATGTTGTCGTATTAATAAGCAGTCTTCTATCCCCTTTGGCGTTCTTCAACATAGAGTTTAC